CGTCCGATTCCGTCTGTGGGCCTTTTTGTTCCAACTGCTTTTGCAACACGGCGCTAATAGCATTTGATTGAAACTTTTGGGTATCAGTAGCAAATTTGGCGGCTTCTGGTACTCCTAACGAGGCCAATACACTAGCGCCTGCGGCAATTGTTTCTTTACCAAATCCAGTATCAAAACCTTTGTTTAGCGCACTTAAATTTACCTCAATTGACGGCAGCGTTCTAGCTGCAAGCCCAGCAGCTTTAGCAATGTCGCTATATTGATCAACTAACATCTTACCGCGAGCGCCCTGTTCGGCTCTTTCCGAAACCATAGTTACATTTGTACTTGCCGGAGGCGCAAACTGAGTTTCTTTTTTAATTGCCGCCAAATAATCTGCGCGTCGTGGATCGCCCGGAGGCATGGCAGCTAGTTCTGATTGAAGTCTAGCTAAAGGGCTTGGCGCTCCTGCCGCAGGCGACAACCTAGCAATCTCTTTATCCAGCCGGTTAATGGTGGCTGCAACTTGGGGAGTTTGATTTGCAAGCGCCGTTAACCGTTCACGTTGGCTGAGATAGTTTTGCAGTTCGCCTGATACTGCTGGCGCAACCATAGCGTTTGTAGGCGCGGCTGGCGCAACCATAGCGTTAGCCATTGGCGCTGGTGCAGCAGGAGACATAGCGTTGGCTTGAGGCATGGCCTGTTGAGCGCCGCCCATAGCAGCGGCAAATTCTCTAGTGCTGGCTTGTCGCTTTAGAAACTCGTCAACACCCATAGCCTCTCGTTCTTTGTACTGCTGAAAAGCTGATGCTTCTTCAGGAATATCAGCTAAGTCTTGTTCCAGCGTACCAAACTGTTGCCTAATCCGTCCAAGATACGGGTCAACGTGTTGCGCCCGGACAATGGCCTTGGCCTCGTCTGGAGTACGAGCGCGGAGCAGCGCATCACGGGCGGCAAGTGTTCTCTGAGTGACTATGGCCGAATCAGCCACACGCTTTTTATCCGCCTGACCAGCGGCAAACTCCTGTTGGCGCATACCAAACTCTTGCTGGGCCTGCGCTGCTCTCTGCTGGGCCATTGCGTTGGCCTGCATTTTTTCCCCGGCTTGCGTGAAGCCTTCATAGAACCCTGACGGGCCGCCTTGGTTAAGAACTCCAAAATTAAGTGCCATGATATGTCCTTAACCGTAGTTATATGGGTCGGTAAAGTTAACGCCCATTCTTTGGTTGTACTGGCCGGGGCCGTAAAAACCACTGACTAGGCTGTTAAAACCACCAGACCCAAAGGCTTTTCCAATGTCGCCGTAAGCCGACTGCCTAGCGCGTTCGCCAGCTAGCATAGCGTTGCCAGTGTTATAGCCTTGGTTGGTCATTAAATTCCCAGCGTTAGTCGCGTAGTTTTGACCGGCAGTGTCGATTTGAGTGCCTGCTGTTTGGCCTACATCAGCAAGTCCAGCCAAACGGTTGTAGCCGGTGTTTGAACGTGCTACGTCAGCGTTGTAGCCTGTTAAAGCGCGGTTGTAGGCGTTGCCGTATTCTTGCGATCCCATGTCCTGCCCATAGCGCGTAGCTGCTCGTAAAGCGCTGCCAGAGATCAGACCGCCACGGGCTGCTGCTTGTCGGTCAATTGCCCTTTGGCCTTCTGCAAGCCTAAACGCATAGCCTGGGTCAGCTTGGTAGTCACCCGCGCCAAACCTAAACGCCGCTGGTTGTGCAAACGCGCCACTCTGCATTTGCGCTAGTGCGTTGGTGCCTGCTGCCAATCTTGGTTGTTGTCTAGCAACGCCTTCCTCGTACATCCGCCTTTGCAGTGCCAATGCTTCGGAAGATTGAGCGTTGGCTGCATTAGTGGCCTGTTGAATAGCACCCGTTGTGCCTCCGCCTGTGGCCTCCTCAAGACTGCCGCCAAGGGCAGCGCCCAAAGCAGTGCCTGCCGCTGACTCACCGCCAAGAAAATACCCCGCCGCAGCGCCTAATAGTTGACCCCAACCCATAATCGTTCTCCTTGTTACCCAACCTAAGTCGCAGGAGTTTGCGCTGTAAGCAAACCGTTTGTAAAAGTCATGCTGCCGTCTACGCCGAGTGCAGTCAGTTTAGCAGTCACGATGGTGGCGCTAACGCCAGCAGTGGAAGTACCTGTTCCGCCGTTGGCTATGGGCAGGATACCAGACACGTTGGTTGTCAGACTAGCAAAAGTCGTAGACGTTGTTCCCGTACCGCCGTTGGCTATGGGCAACGTCCCACTGACTTGCGTGGTCAGGCTAACCCCACTCAGCGTACCACCAAGGGTCAAGTTGCCTGCTGTGGTGACCGTACCTGTCAGCGTGATGCCGTTGACCGTGCCAGTGCCGCCTACGCTGGTCACTGTGCCAGCACCTAGGTTGGCTCGGGCTGCTGCGGCTGTCGTAGCGCCAGTGCCGCCGTTGGCTATTACCAATGTGCCTGCCAGCACCACCGCACCAGTTGTTGGGCTGCTGGGCGTAAACCCAGTTGTTCCTGCGCTGAAACTTAACAGGCCGCTGGATGCCACGGTTATCGTCCCTGCGCCGTTGGTCACGGTGATGCCAGAGCCAGCCGTCAGTGTCCGCAAGGTATAGCCCGTGCCGTTGCCAATCAGCAGTTGGCCGTTGGTCGGAATTGTGCCCAGACCCGTGCCGCCGTTGATTACTGGCGTGATGCCGAGGCCAGAGCCGGTGATGGTGTAGACGTTGTTCAGCCAACGAAACCATTGGGTTGTGATCTGACCGTCTTGGGTAAACATTACCCGAGGCGCAGGGATTTGGGTGACGTTTGCCATATCAACTTGACGTTGGACTCAACACCAACTCAGCACCCATGATGGCGATCTTTACTGGGTCAGTACCGCTGACCTCGTAGACCCGATCCCTAGACGAACCAAGCCGCCGCCAGAACGTGCGGTAGCCGTACTCACCGATCTTGCCCATGCTTGTCCAATGCTCACTTGACCAAGTGTGACCGCTATCGTCGCTCCAGCGCAACATAACTTGCGGGTCATAGCCTGGGGTGGCTGGAAATGACTCGGTGACAATATCCGCGCCGTCAATGTCTGGGCCAGAGTAGGCAAAAGTCACCAAGTTCTCGCCCGGCAAGCCCAAAGACGGTTCAGTAATGATTTCAAGGCCCGACTCGGTTGCCAGATATTCCCAGTCAAACTCAGCAATCAGTTGGTAGCTTGGCCCTGCTGGTGGGACGTTTGCCAACTCAGTAAGGATGCCGTCAGCAGTTTGCTCTGGTGTAACGCCCAGCCCTACGCCTGTTTCAGCGTCAAGCTGCAAGGTGTGGTGGGCTGTGCGTTTTAGGTTGTTCTGGCTTGACGGCAGCGCCCTCCATGAGCGTAGCCACTTTTGGATGCCGCCGTTGTCAGCGTACACATCCAAGTCAAAGGCATAGATGTTGCCGTTAACGTAGTCACCAACCACAATCTCGCTGTTAAACGCCATTTGGCAGTTTGACCTATGGCGCATAAACAGGCCGTTGTCAAACCCAGCCCGTTCGTGCCATGCCTGCGTAGATACATCGTAGACCCAAGTGGCGTTGCCGGTGGGGAATGTTAAGACGTAAAAAGCGTGGCCTTCTTGCTGGTAAGTGTAGGCAATAGCGTCAGAAATGTCGCCGTATTGGGCAATGGCAAACTCAATAGCGTGGGTGCTAACCCGAGTGCCGGTGTAGCCATTGGCTCGGTAGACAATGCCTTGGCCTCGCGCATCTGCGCCTAGCCAGAAGATGCCGTTGTCCAGCTTGGCAACAGAAAAGGCCGCAGCGCAACCAATCTCATTGAACGCACCTTGAATGCGGGTCATGGGGAAGTCGGCAGCGCCAGAGTCGTACCAGACCTCGACTGAGTTAGTGCCAAACAGCCAAATCTGCCCGTGGTCAATGATCATACTGACCAAACCGTCAGGCGAACCCTCAGCACTGGCAAAGTCAAGCGGGTCAACGGAGGATCCATCTAACAGTTGCGTTACCCAGAATACCTGGCTGTTTGGCTGGATGAAAACAAAGTATCCGTCTAGGTAGCCAACTACCAACGCGCCAGCAAAGTCAACGTCAGTGATCTGGGCAAAGACTGCCGTGCTGCTGTTGTAGATGTAACCCGGCCCATTGGCTGCAATGAACAACTGAGTGCCGTTGTCGCTCATGCTGACGGGGCCAGTGCCTGCTACCGTGCCTCGCAAGGTGGCTACATAGCCCGTGGTAAGGCTGTAGAGTTCCGTGCCACTAACCACATAGGCAACGCCGTTAAACGTCCACAAACCCCGTATTGGCCCCGCCCCAACCGTCACCAGCAAGTCAAGTCCAGGCGCACGGTTCAGAAACCCGCCTGTTTGCCCTCCGTCTGGGGTAATTTCTGGGAACAGGTTGACCATCCTGTTATCCGCAGCGTTAACGCTACGGGCAACATAAGCCGAACCAAGGATGGGGGATTTCATTACGCAGCTACACCTTTGATAACCGCAAAGTTGAAAACCGGGGTTTCAGTGGTAGTGCCGCCAGTTGTGCGGAATGACAGGTTAAAACTTCCTGCCGCCACTGCTGTCACCATTAGGTCGTACAGATCAGTACCTGACTTTTGGTTCAAGATGATCACATCGGTAGCGGCCACGGTGCTGTTGGTCACGGTAAAGGTTGCCGCAGTCGTTGTTCCTGCTGCACTAAATAAGGTGATTGCGCCTGTGGTTTTGTTCAGCGTTACACCTGTGGTGCGGCTGGTTGCTTGGGTAACAGTACCGCCTGCGCCTGTTGCGTAGCCAACGCCTGCCGTGCCAGAGGATGTAATTGCGCCCGTTGCTGCCAAACTCGTTCCGGTGGCTGCGCCAAGCACAGGCGTGGTCAACACCATTGAGGTGCTAGTACAAGCACTGATGTTGCCGCTAGCAACCGTACCCAACGCAGGTGTTACCAAAGTCGGGCTGGTGAACAACAGGGTCTTGCTGATGCTCTTGGTTGTGCCAGCTTGGACAAACGGAACAATGTCGGCAGCGTTGATGACGGTAGCAACGGGCAGACCGGAGATGGCAACGGTAGTCATGATTAAAAGTTCCCAGCGTAGATGTTGTAGCGTTGACGATTGGCAACAATGCCGTAGGGCATTGCCATCACATCATCAGGATTGTTAATGCGCTTGATGTTGCGCTTGGAGGTCATAGCAATTCGCTGCACCTGTGGGCTTGGCTCGACGCCAAACTCAGCGGCAATCTCACAGGCCAAGTTAAACCTAAAACACCGTAGGTAGCCTGGAGGGAAGGACAACGTAGTTGCCAGCACTGCTGGCTGCGTCAATTCTTCCACCGACACAATGTGCCATTCCAGTGGCGCAGTAGGCACAGGGTACACCGTCAACGTAATGTCGGGGTAACCCATGTTGACGTACAGCACTTGCGGGTAGGTGCTGGTTGTGTTTTTGACAGCAATGCCGTTGTACTGCTGCTCGTTGATTATTTTGATGCCATACGAAGTACCGTTTGAGGTATCTTTATAGTAAGTAGCATCGTCAACCAAGACAGGCCGGTTGCCGACAAAGTTACCTGTTGGCCCTAACGTGCGTGTAGCTTGATTTACCGGCCAAGTGAACACTTGGTCTTGCGTTGTAAACACTGACAACCGCTCAGTGTTCCATGAGTCGATCATCTGATTCATTGCCGACAGTGCGTCAGCAGACGTAGCGGCTGAAGGCGTTTCAGCCTCTGCCAACATCCCAATTAGGCGCAACGCCCCGTTTATCTGGTCGCCAGCAGATGTGGTCATACCTATGCTCCTACGTCAACAACCTCAACTCGGGGTGGCCTGCCACGGGGACGTTTCATTTCGTTCACCGTGACAGGCTCTGCATCTACATCAAACCTCACCCAGCCGTTCTTTTCGTCATAAACGGCCTCTGCTTCCATACACGCAACTTTCGTCCCATGCACGGGGTGACGTAGGTAGATGACTGCCATAGGTTTACATCAAAAATGCCGAATAGGCAGCATCGCCAGTTTTCACAAAACGGTAAGTGTGCGCGCCATGACGGCCCACAGTCACGCTACCAAAAATTGTGATGCCTGTACCAGTTGTAACCGGCACAGTAGACGAACTACCGCTGTTGTTGTCGTTGCAAATAGTTAGATCAAAAGACGAACCAACTTTTGCGCTTGTGATAGCTGCGTCAAGCAACGCTGCGGTAGGCAGTGTCACAGTCAACGTAGCATCCGAGGCTTTCTTGCAAACAACCAAACCAACTGCCACTTGATCCGCAGTCAAAGTTGTGTCGCCGGTCAAAGTAGCTGGGATGGTTTGAACCCCCATTACTGCTTCAAGTAGGTTGCCGTCACCAAGTTGTTGACCGCCTGCACCATTAGGGAGAGCCATGATAATTTCCTTTCAAATGAGTTAGATCAACCCCACAGACGGCAAGCCATCTGGGGACGAATAGTGCTGAAACCGTACAGTACGTCAATACGGCAAGGCATACGGTCGTTGTTGATGTCGTAAGCACGAACCACACGCATACTGATGCCGTTGTGGTTTGCGCGAGCAGCCATGTCAACGCCCTGGGGCATAACGAGGTCAGCAGTAGCAAACGTGATGGCGTCCTTGTGGTAGATCATGTTTTGCGGATAGGCAGTAGATGCTGTACCAACAAAGGTCACGGCAGCGTTGTCAGCGGGGAAGCTGTTAACGGTAGCCAAGGCGCTTGTGCTGGTGTAGATCGGTGGGCTGATTGCCATGTTTGCCAAAGCATTGCTAACGCCAGTTTGTGCAGCGGTCACAACAAATTGCTGTAGCGAACCAGTTGACTCACGGGTCTGTGGGTTAACTGCAAACACGTTTGCAATCGTAAACACATCACCAACAGTCACTGTGTCAGTTGCACCAGTAAGGCCGTCAATGCTGATGGTCGATTGGCCTTGGGTGCTAACAGCACCGTTAACCAAAATCGTACCGGCACGGGAACCAGTGGTGTGAACCTTGATGGATTGGCTCATGTTAATTTCGTCAAAGCCCAACACGCCAGTACCCATCATGCCGTTCTTAAACTGCTTGCTGATGGTGTCGGTGGGATTGAAGAAACCAGACAGACCGTTGACCAAGCCAGCGTTAGCAGCAGGGTTGACGGTAGCGTAGCGGGGCGCCATACCAGCAGCCGATTCGTTGAGTTTCTGCTGCGCTTGCAACAGAACCAAAGCGGTAGCGGGAGAAGTGCCAGGAGTGCCTACGGTGTTAAAAATAGCTTTGTAGGCATTAGCAACGTCAGCGTCAATGCTAGAGGCCAACTGAGAGATGCGGGGCTTGAGAACCCGTTCTGCAAAGTCATCCAACGACAAAGTCAACTCAGCGGTGGTGAAGTTTACACCGATGTGCTTTTGGGTAGAAACCGTCAGCGTGGTGCTTTGCTCGGCATCGTCCTGCACTTGCAGGGCTGCACCGTCAGTCACCAAAGCGCGATCAGGCAGGCGAATACGCAGAGTAGAGCCGATTTTTGCACCGCTAACAGCAAAGCTGTCATCGTACTGTCGGTTCACGTTGCGGGTGATTACCAGGTTGTTCTCAAGAATCTCAAGAGCCTTCCGAGTAATCATGTCAATGGTAAGAATACTGTTAGCCACGATTTTTCCTTAGAAAATAAATTAAAACTTTCGCGCCTGCAACGCTTTCATTTGTCGCGCTCTGTCGGCCTCAATCCACTGGCTGGTACTCATGGTCTTGATAGACCGTGGGTCAGTTGTGTCAAAAGACCCAGAACCCACCCCTCGGGCGGTAACTGGTGAAATCGGTTCAGGCGCACCAGAAGTACGCTTTTGGACGGGGTTCTCGGCTAACTTAGCCTCAAGCCGTCCAATCTCTTTGGCCTGCAAAATAGGCGCTAGTCGAGAAATACGATCTGCCTCTTTCGGATTTGAGCCAAGGTGATAAACCAAGTCAGGCCCAATGTCCGACGATTGAATCGTCTGTGCCATCACGGTTGTAATCTTGAGGCTGGGGTTGTAGGCAACTTGTTCAAAGTCGCTGTACTTAGCCCTAGCCGTTTCTTCACGCTCGTGATACCCATCAAGAATCTCAGCTTGTTGTTTCTGGAGTTCCCGCTGCTCAATCAGTTTATAAGCCTTGGCCTCTGCGTAAGCATCGACCGACTCAAACTGATCTTGCGGAGGTAAGTCCACTGCCACTGCTGGCGCAGGCTGTCGCTCTCGTTCCCACTTTCGCTGCTCTCTTGCGAGGCGTTTACCAATAGCGGCGTCAAGTTCCTCTTGCGAGAATGTCTTAGCTGCTACTTCCGGCGTTTCAACTACAGGTTCTGGAGTAACCGCCGTGGTTTCCAGTTCCGGCGCGGGGGCTAATTCCGCTACTTGCTCTACATCTGACATTTTTGAATCCTAAGATTCCCTGGTCATTGGGCCAGTACAAATATTATAGTCCTTGTCCAGGTGTGACGTAAAGAACACAAGAAGACGCCGCTGTTGCGGTGAAGAATGAGGTTGGCGGGAAGTTGAACACTTCCACGGCCCCAGCCACAATAGGGATGCCGTTGCCGGTGGTGGTAACCGCTGCGGCATTAGTAACCGCAATAGCCGCCGTTGCACCAACACCTAAGAAGGCGGTTACCGACCCCACGTTGACCACCCGGTACTGGTTGGTTGGCGGTGTGACTGCCGTAAAAGTCGGCAGAATCTGCGCGGCTGTTGGGGCGCTTGAATTAGCGGTAATCACAACGGTTGGGCCGTTTGGAAAAAATGCGGATTGTTCGTTAGCCATGTTTGTCTTTCAAGGTTGTTCAGCGGCTCGTGCCTCAACTTCATACGGATTCATTTTATAACCATAGCGCAGCATCCACCATGTGTACTTGATGGTGTACAGCACTTTGCCATCCCGCCGCATTTGTTCCAAGTGCGTCATTTCATGCCGTATCAAGGCGTTGTTCAACTCATAGCCCGGAGCCATGTAAATGACGTTCCAAAAGCTAGTCCACCCCTGGAAACCGCAGGCTTTCATGTACCAAAGGATTGGGCCAGAGGCAGTGCGGATCATGGTTTATTTTCAAGCTGTGCTACACGGACAGTAAGGGTTTCAATAGTTGCAAGTGCTTTTTGCAAAGACATGACAACTACTGCCAAAACAGATCGGTCATAGTAGCCCCACGGCTTACCTTCTTCAGGTTCTGGCGCAGCTTCTGGGCCAATAGCAGCATTGACGTTTTGTGCATAAAACCCTAGATGCCTGTCAACACCAAATGTTTCTTTCTTTTCATTGTTGTAGTACCAATATCCCGGCTCCAGCTTTTTAAGCATGGCATTTGGGTTGATTGGCACTCCGTCTTTAATTTTCCAAGTTTCATCTGAGACAGAAGATATAACACCAGAAGAAGAAAATGTTGCTGTGCCAGCGCCGTAAGCAGCCATAGTGACAATGCCGGTAGAGGCAAGGCGCATTTTTTCAGAGTCATCTGCGTAAAATACAATAGATCTTCCAGAAGGCGCTAATAAATATAGGCTAGTATTAAACGCATATATGCCGTCTCCCAACAAACGTGTATATGATGCTCCTCCCGTAACCGTTGAACGAAATTCAGGGCTAGCCCCTGTATTATTTACGACAGTCCCATCAAACGTCAACACAGACCCAGAGGCAAGTGTTGTGGAGCCTGATGCGTAAACAACTCCATTGGTGGTGTAGCTAGTAAGCCCTGTACCTCCAGATGCTACGGGAAGTGTGCCTGTAATTTGGCTGGCGTTAATGATTGAGGTCGTAGTTTTTAACATAGTTCATTCCTTATGTTTGGTTTGTGCGAATGTCACAACCAAAAATTCCAACTCGTTGTAGCGCAGCATCAGCATTATTGGCAACCGATAAAGTTAAATTTACAGCAACTTGGCCGGTTACAACTAAAGTCGCAGAACCAACCAATGTCCCATCGTAATACCATTCCCAGTTTGAACCAGAATAGCTTATTACTCGCAATAAATGTACAGTAGTATTTGCAATGGTTGTTAAAAGATTAACAACAGTTGGTGTTCCACTTGAATTGCAAACAATTCCTTTTATGGCATTGCCATCAATTCTAAATCCAGCAGCATTGTTAGTTGGGTTGCCATTTGCAGCAACCGTAGACAACATTACCCATGAATTACCATTTGTAGTGCCAGAGTTAATATTGCTAACGTAAAAATCAGCAACAAACGATTTTGTCCAATCCATAGAACCTTGACCTTCGCCAACGCCCAAGGCCATGTTAGTTGTGCTTGCAAGTGCCGTACTACTTGCAGTGCCTCCAGTTGACAACAGTGTTCCGATGCCATCGCCTGTAACTGCACCAGTACCAACTACGGCTGTTGTAAATACATTAAGCGATACAGGGACAGTAACTGCTCGAACAGAGGTTGGCTGAACATTTACAATTTGATTAAAAATGTTAGTGTTGTTTCCATACATATAGAAGTTTGCTGGCAAATTTGCAAACGTATTTGTTGAACTATATGAAGATAAACCAAAACCAATTGAGCCTAAATAAACTTCGGAAACATTTGCGCCTGCCTCAAATTTAACAAGCTGACCTATCGGTGAACCAACTAAACGGTTTGCGTCAATAGTTAAAGCAATCGCATACTTTACTCGGATTGGCACATAGTCAGCAGTTTCACCAGAAATTTTGCCATTGAAATAGTTACCTCTAATGTCAACGCCTCTAATGTATGAAGACGATCCAAGGTCAATATCAAAATATGTTCCAAGGCCGCTATTAGTGACGTTTTCCTCAAAGTAATTTCCGTGGAAAATTAACCCGCCACCGCCAATGTTGACACGAACGCCGCCAGCAAAACAAGACTCAATAGTGTTGCCAACAAAAGACAAACCATTAAGGTAGTTACCTTCAATGGCGGGTGCAAAAAGAGATTCAAACACGCAACCAAAACAACCGCCGCCGTTCCAGGCTGTGACCAGTGTTTCTTCGTTGTAAATGCCGTAATTGGCAGCGTTGAACGCGCAATTAGTAAAAACAATAATAATTGACGATCTGATGCGAACGCAACCTTTTGTTTTGCTGGTATAACCCCAATCCTCAAAAAGTACATTGATATAGTTGGCGCGGCTCATGCCATTGATGTCAAGACCCCAGCCATCACCCGTGTTTCCAACAATCGCCATATCCCTGATCTGACACCAATTAACAGATGTTGCAGGTGGGTTTTGACCAGATACAAAACCACTTTGACCAGCAGTAGCTTGCCGAACGGTACTTGCGCGAGACCCATCACCAAAAAAACTAAATGAAATTGATGTGGGTAGTGTGATTTCGCTAGTAATTTTGTATGTTCCCGCAGGAAAATACAATCCTTGTCCATAAGATAAACTATCAACTGCTGTTTGAATTGCTGATGTGTCATCTGCGCTGTTATCACCTACAGCGCCAAAGTCTTTGACACTTACAGACTCGCGCAGCTTGGCTTGCACCGTAGTTGCTACAGCGCCTGCTCCTGCTGGTAGGTATCCAATCAAGTCAGACCCACCAGATGCGGCCAATTGCGCCAGGGTAGCAAACCCGCCAATGTTGTCTACTGTCCAGATCAGTACATTGGTACTGTCATACAGCGCCATTTTGTAAAGAGGCGTATCAAGCCATACAGAAGCCTCGCCACGGCTGTCTAAGATGACAGGGTTGGTGTTGGCACTGACGCCAGTAAAATCAGTGTAAGTAGTTTGTGGAGTAGTCGTACCAGCAGCGTAGGTGTACAGTTTTCCACCGGCCAATGGTGCGCCGTTGGCATCAAAAAATTGCAGCTTGGGCGGGGTTGAGTTAGTGGTCATGCTAAGAACCTTGGTTTAGTGGCGGCATTATTTGGCCCATCTGGTCTTGCGGCTCCATTGGCATTGAACTCATCAGATCACCGCTGGTTATCATGCCCTGCACAGTACCCAGCACAATCTCTTGTATCTGGTCAGGCGTCATGGCAGCAGCCATTGCGGTCATGCGTTTGGTTTCTACATCGTAGGCTTTGACCTCAGAGTCAAACCGCTTGATCTCCAAAGTCTGCGCTTCCATTGACTCTTGGACGTTTTGCAGCATTTCCTGCATCTGCTGCATCTCCTGCCCCATTGCCTGCATTTGCATATTGGCAGCTTGCAAGGCCGGGTCTTCATCGTCGCTCAACAGTTTGGGGTCAATGGTCTTAGCCAAGCGTTTAGCCAACTCATCTGCCCCAGGCCAATCCATTGCCTTGACAAACAAGTCGCCTGCAATCTGCATGAGCGCCGGGTTGCCTTGCAGCAGTTGGGCCATTTCTTCCCGTGTCTCTTGGCGTCTGGTGCTGTAGCTGGGGCCGGTGGTCACCACCACATCGTACTTGCCGACATTGGGGTTGTAGATTTTGTCAATCTCAATGCCCTCTTGATTGACGATCCGCTTGACCGGCATCTCTTGGGATGGGTCAATCTTTGCCATCTCAGTATCGCCATCCTCGCCAATGATTCGGGCAATACGCTGGGTGTCGTAGATTTTGGGAATCATGTCCAGCAGTTGCCGGGTCACATAGCGGATGGCACGGGCCAGGTTGTCAACATAGTGATAGGTTCCAACGTCACCCTCGCGCTGACGGGCTAGGATGGCCTTGCCGCTGCGCTCGTTACCGCCCATACCCAGGCTAGCGTTGTACTGCCCCGTGGCCGCTTTGATGTCCTCAGATGCCCCTGATTTGGCTTGTAAAAGGCCAGTTGAGGCCATCGGCGGCTGGGCGCGTTGGGGCAGTGGCAGCGTAGCGCCAGCACCATCAGTCACATCTGGGTTGACCTCAAGGTAGGGCCAGTTGGTGGTGTTGGCAGTCTTCCACTGAGTCTCGTACCCCTCAAACTGCCCACCGTAGCCAATGAACGGGGCTTTGGGCGCCAGGGCCAGCATCTCAGCTTCTTGGCTCACCCAATAGTTGTACATCCGCTGGGCGTCCTTGGCGTTTCGCACCAGACCCGAGACATAAATCTGCCCGTTGACCTCAAACTCATTGCCCACCACCCGCACAATGGGGATGTACTTACCAGCCCAATCGCGCTTTTCCAGCACCTCGTAGCCGTTGGTCTTGACCCAGCAAACCTTTTCCCGCTGCGAAATCCGAGTCTTCAGCGGTTTGCCGTAAAGCATCTTGAGTTGCTTGTCATCAGGCGTGTTGTTAAACGCCGTGATGTTGTTGGGGTACAGGTTGAGTGTCTCGGCTTTGTATTCCCGGTAGAAGTACTCCGCAATCCGCACTGTCTCATCCCGCAGCCACTGTTGGAGGTCTTGGTCGCCCAAGCCCAGCGACAGCAGGCTACTAATAGGCGCAGCGTCTGGGTACAGGCGCTCGTACTCGTCTTTTGGCACATCGTCTGTGACAAAACACCACCGGGCATCCGCACCGCATGGGTCTTGGATAGCAGGATCCATGTAGACCGAGAATGAGTTGCGAATCCGCCCAATCTTCAGTTCCTGGTCAAAACTGTTCTCGTCGCAGTACTCAGTTAGTACGCGAATGTAGCCTTCGCCATAGGTAACCTGGTTCTCGCAGGCAGTCGCGTAGGCAATGTCAGCGTCACTGATGTACTCAATGTGCCGCACGATACCGTTGAATATCTCCGCCATCTCGGGGTCAGCAACGTCATCCGCAGGTATAACTTTGCCGCTAGGCTTGTTGTACCGCTGGTCGTTGGTGACTTGCCGAACGTGCTGCGGCAACTTGTTAATAGTCAGGCAGGGACGGGCGTTGATCGTCTGCCCTTGGACGGCCCCGCGAGTCGCCAGTACATCAGCAGGCCATTGCCACTGGTTGTCTGGACTACCCGCCATGAACCGCAAGTCATCAAGTTCATTGCCCCGGCTTTCACTGTAAGCATCCACCGCCATTGTCATGCGCGAACGCATGGTGGAGAGCATATCGCTGTACTCTACATCGTCGCCCCCACCAACATCGGCAACCTTGCCAACCTTGTTAATGCCGGTGTAGTCAGCCATTATTTTGCTTTCTTGGCTGCGTTCTTAACAGCATAAGCTATTGCCACGGCCTGTTTGACAGGTTTGCCTGCCTTGACCTCGGCCTTGATATTGGCCTTGAAAGCCGCAGGCGTAGGTGACTTTTTGAGTGGCATTATTTCTTCTTCGCCGTCTTGGCAGAATTTACAAAGTCTTGCTTGCTAGGCGCTGCCTTGCTGCCGACTTTGTTCATCTTCTCGCCAGAGCCAGCCTTGATACGGGCTTGTTTGGCGTTGATGTTGGCATAGAGTCCGGGTTTAGCTGATTTCATATTAGCACTTCCATCGTTTAAGGGCTGCTTTGGCGCGTTCGCCATCCTTGGCGTTGGCCGCTACTGCGCCCATTCTTGCACAAAATGAATCCTTGCGGCCCTGATCGGCCTTGGTCTTGGGGTTAGGCGCAGGAGCCTTCAAGTTAGAGCCAGTGGCTGCATTGTAGACAGCACGGCCCTTGGCAGTCAAACCAGCGCCTTTGGACGTTGGCAGCTTCTCGCCGCGCCCAACTGATAGAGATACGCTTTTCTTCATGATCCCATCCATCCAGTTGACACCGCCGAGTGATCCGAGTACCTGCGCGGCGCGGCTTCACGGTACTCCCGATGCGCCACAGGGAAAGCAAACGTCACGCATATCGCATCCGCAGCGTCTGGACTAGCTAAACCCCGTGCTTTCATCTCTTTCTTGCTCTCCAAGAAGATCGTACCCCGTGAGTCAGGCTTCATCAGGGGACTAATTAGGTCTGTTTTAAGAAACCTATCCTGCGGAATACTAGCAGATTTCAACCACGCTTTCATATCCCCCCACATCTGCGCTCTCATATTTCCATACATTATCGGGTTTTTTGACTTGTTTCCAAAGTTCACCCCCTTGATCTTGTACCGCTGCTCCTTGAGCCTATCCACAATCCCCGCCCCCAACCCACCCTCATCAATCACCACCATCGCAGGCTTGTACTCCTCCATCGCCTCAATGATATGCCCCACTACCGTCATGGTGTCATCGCCTCTATACTTCTTTATAGACACAATATCCCGCCCCTGCCGCACCGCAATGACCGTTGCATCCGCGCCAAACCGCGCAGGATCCACACCAATGATGATTGGGGCTGAGTTGTCCTTGTACTTAGGCCGCTTCATCGCCTCATCCACCACATCTGACGGTATAAACTGGTCATCCCCCGCCCGTGGGAACTCACCATACACCTCAACGTGCGCCTGGGCGCTGTCCGGCCCGTACTCATCAATAATTCGCCCATAAACCGCTTTGTCCGTCCCTTCAACCGTCCGAGCATCCACCACCTTAGTTACCCAAAAGTCCCTCTTTGAGTGAAAAGTCTCGTAAAAGTACCCCGTGTTGCGCCGTGGGTTGCTAAACGCCAGCCAGAAACGATTTGGCGTGTTTTCCGTGAAGAATCCACCAGTCACAGACCAGATCGAATCGTCAATACCAGACGCCTCATCAAAAATTACCAGCACACCGTCGAAATTATGCACACCAGCATAGGCATCCGGGTTCTCCGCCGACCATAGCCTGCCTTCCACACCCCAATACCTCGTACCCTTCTTTAAATCCTGCTCCACCAGGTCAGTCAACCATTTAGCCGGGGCTACTCGGGTGGCACTAACTTCAAACCAGTGGCTGTTCAACCCCATAGCCAGCCACTTGGTTATCTCTGCCCAGGTGATTGAACGCAGTTGGTTCTCCGAGTTGGCCGAAATGATGGTTGTGCTGCCAATCCTTGTTGACGCCATCCATATAGTCAGCCATGACACTAATGCTGACTTGCCAATACCCCGACCAGAAGATATTGCTTCTTGCAATACAGAGTAGTCTACTTTGCCATTATTCTTTGCAATATGCTCAGTAATATCTTGCAATACTTCCCTCTGCCATTTTCTTGGGCCAGAGAAATACTCCAATGGAGTACCCTTAACTCCCCAAGGAAACAAATACTTAACAAAAGCCAGAGGATTATCTTTGAGCGCAGGACTCCAAAGTACCGCCATTAACTCTTGTTCATCTTCTGGTTTATATATTGTGGTTTGCATGGTGTGAGTATGTTAATAAAAAATGGCAACGGAGAGAATATATATTAAAAAAATAAAAAATGTTCACGAGCCATCCGTAGCCGTGACCGTTGGCGCTCGGCCCTGCCACCCCCCCAGTAAGCACTAACTAACATCCTGGTTAGTAAGCACTAACTAACATCATCCTCACCTTGCACAGCTTGCACAGGCGATGCACTGATGCGCGGTGTAACGTCCACAACGTCAACCAGACGCGCCTGGGCGGCCTGCAGGGCACCGCTGATGCTGATGCGGGTATCACTCACTTGAACGTCTAGGCGATCGCCATAGATTTTTGGTGCCAGCTTACTGAGAAACCATTTGCGGGTATCAACCTGTAGCTGGCGCTGCCGAACTAGGGCATTGTCCGTGGCTCCGTTATCCAGTACAGGCACGGGCGCATCCGCCAGTTCTAAGATTTCATCCGCCATTTTGTCTAGAAGGGCTTGTCTAGCGCGAGCGTACTGTTTCGCTAGTTCGGGGTCGGCGTCAACCGCCCGAAGGAACCTAGCGGGGTCTAGGCCCGTTCTAAGGCATGCCTTGCGAAGTGACAACCCTTCAGACACCATTAGGTCAACCGCCAAGTTAGACAGTTCTGCCCTTTGATCTGTTACACCATACATGTTAGTAACTCCTAACTTAATTTACTGACCCCATAGTCAGCAATGGGTGCATTTTAACCATGCACCGCTTTACACAATGCACATATCCTAAGGATATATGTGCAAAATGTGTAAGAAACGCGCTGTTTTGCCCCATTCTTACACAATGCACAATGTATAAATTGTGTAAGAAATGTAAGGGTAAACACCTAGTAAATAGTGTAATAAAGTCTATTGCATAGTGCTCTGTTGCACTAGAATCTGTTACATGGTGAAGCAATAGTGCAGCACCTGAACTAAGGATAGACATGGAGAACAAAACGGTAGCATGGTCCACAATGCTAAGTGATGCAGTCACTCAACCCGGCATCATCAGCAGTGCATACAGTGCATTCCACAATTACAGCATGGGAAACCAGCTACTGGCATGGTCCCAACTTACAGCCCGTAACATGGGGCTTTCACCCCTGGCAACTTATAAACGATGGTCAGAACTTGGGCGACAAGTTAAAAAAGGCGAAAAAGCCATTGCTCTGGTTATGCCAGTTACTATCAACAAAAAAGATGGTGCAGGCGAAAAAACGGGTGAATGCTTCCAATGGTTCACCCTTAAAAATAATTGGTTTTCCCTTGATCAGACCGAAGGGGCGGAATTTGCCAATGAAACCATTACACCAGCATGGAATGCTGATAAAGCACTTCAAACCCTTGATATCACATTGATTCGGTTTGATTCTGCATCTGGTAACTGCCAGGGTTATGCCACTGGCAAAAATATCGCTATTAACCCGGTAGCAGCACTGCCCCATAAAACCCGGTTCCATGAGTTAGCCCATGTTGTTCTAGGTCATACCCTTGAAAGCACAATGTCTGATGATGATAGAACCCCTAAAGACATACGCGAAGTAGAAGCTGAGTCGGTAGCTTATATATTGTGCTCTGTGCTTGATTTGCCAGGATTGATTGAATCAAGGGGCTATATTCAAAATTGGTTAGATGGTGCTGAGATCAGCGATAAGTCAGCACAGCGCATATTCGGTGCAGCCGATAAGATTCTTAAGGCCGGAGCGTAATTAACCTAATGCCTCACGTGTGGGGCATTGTGGCAATTATGCCGGTCAACCTAGGAATATCATGGAACACGCAACAATTGAAACCACCACCACCATTGACAATGATCTAATGATCATGCCAGGCCATTTGGCTGCTATTGCCATGTTTGCAGCTAAAAAAGATATCCGCCATTATCTAATGGGGGTTTGCATTGACACCGGACCTGCTGGCGCGTTTTTAGTGGCGACTTGCGGCCATGCTATGGCAGTGCACCAGATCGACAATGTGGCGCGACCTGCTGGTCAATTTATTATGCCACTGGTGCCACTTGCCAGCATGATCAAGGCAAACAGGCGCGTCGGTATCAAGCTAACTCTGCCTGCTGGTTTTGCAGGTAAGTATGACAACAATGCTCGCGTCAAACGTCAAGTAACGCTCGAATCACTCAAAGGTGAAATTGCCATAGTGCCCGAAATGGACGGCATTTTCCCAGACTGGCGTAGAGTTGCACGTTATGACGATGCACCATATCCGCAGCAGGTATTTTTTAACCCTCACTACTTGGTCCGAGTTGCCGATGCTGCTGATCTGATTAGTGAGCGCAAATTCTCAGTCCAAGTTCGCCCAGGTGGCACTGGTGTAGGTTTTGCCACTTTGGACCATGAGGGGAAGACGGTGGCTTATGTTATGCCGATCAGGGGCACCATTGACGATCTGCCCAGCAAACCCACAATGACTTATTGATCAAATAACCCCCTAACCCTTACCCTGTAAGGGTTTATAGCTATCATTTTAGGAGTTAACGACATGAAATATCAAATAGTCTTTGTTGAAATCTATGGACATATCGAAAAATGCAAGTTACTTGCGAGACATGGAAAATATGTAATGGATGTTGAAAGACTGTCCGATGGAAAATGTTTCCGGGTGAATGCAGCATGAAAAAACTACTCTGGACCCTGATACAAGGACTTATCGGCGCTGCCGTATGGGGTCTACCCTTTGCTTACTATTTTTGGAGTATGAAACCATGAGTTGCTATTCTGTATTTGACCAAAAAACCAATAAGCAAATTCGGGTATTTCATTACGATATTTTGGTTTCAGATGATTGGAAACGCGCAAAGCGTTTGGCGTTTGACATGGCACAAGGTATGCACAAGGGAGGGTATCCCTGCACTGTGGAGCAATTCCATATGTCTAGCATTGTGGGCAAACAGATTTTTAACACCAATGAGGCGACAGTATGAAAACCTTATCCTGGCCGCACCTACGCGCCCTGGGGCGCACCGACAACGGAAATAGATGGTATCCCCGCGAGGATATCGCGCCCTACTTTGCGCCCCTACGCGCACCCTCTCGCGCATGGCCGAATAGCTATGCGAAAGCCGCGCAGACCCTTAAATTCGCGAAGTGGCTACGCGATAACCGTCCGGCTCTGGCCGATCAATTGGGAGTTGAAGCATGACCGACTATGACGATTGGCGCGACGATGCGCGTGACCAGGCTCGCCTAATGGCCGATGATGGCCCTGATGACTCAGAGCCAGGCATATGCCCTGCCTGCAATGGCTCGGGAGAGGGCCAACATGAGGGCACCACCTGCTACCACTGTAAAGGGGAAGGGGAATGTTAGACCACGACATTACCGACAAAATCCACCACCTGATGCACCTGTACGCATGGTGCCACCAAGAGGCAATGGAGTACCTGTATTACGAACCGCATGACCCGGTAGACTGGCTCGGCACCCGGTGGGAGGGAGAATGCTCTTAGCCGCCCTATTTGCCGCCCTGCTGGCGCTACTGCTGAACCTGTAACGATACTTGAAACGATACCAAGCCCGACTAACCCTCGGGCTTTGTCGTTTCTATCTGGCGCTTCGCGTCCTCAAAGCCATGCCCCACAATAACCTTGTGACCGATACCCTCTAGGTACGCGATCCAGTCCCTTTGTACTGGCGACACTACGCCGCTCTTGATTCTTTTGAATTCAATCCAGCATAGCCAAGCGGGGATAAAAATATCTGGTACGCCAGGGGCTTGGCCGGTGGCCTTCATTTTTGCAGCTACTGCAATGTGACGATGTCCGCCGTTTGGAATAGACATAATCCTAGTTTCTGGATATGTACGCTTGAACCATTGAACAAACAACATTTGCTCATGGTCTTCACTTGGTACTTTTTCGGTCATAATAAAAACCCTTTTTGTTGCATAAAGTCGATGGGGTGTTTGGCGTGTTTTTTATGATTACACGTTGCGCGAAGCAACTGTATGTTGTCATCAGTGTTTGACCCGCCAAGCGCCAACGGAACAATGTGATCCAAATGATAATTTTTACCCAAATGTTTTTTACAGCAAGGACATTTACCGCGCTGAAGTTTGAATAACTTTGTGGATAAGTTTTTTGACAGAGTGCCGCCGTTAGCGCGTTTACGGGCGCGGCGATTTTGTCCATTGATTCTATGGGCTTCAGGATTGGCTTTATGCCATGCCGCATCAATAGCTTTTTTACGCTCTGGATTAGCTTTTCTCCAAGCGGCATTAGCTGCGTTACATTGCTTGGGATTCGAAGCGTACCGTAAAGCACTAATTGCCTTAATTTTCTCAGCGTTGGTTAAGTAATATTCCGCTTTTTTTGCTTTTAATTTTTCTGAATTAACTGACTGATAAACTGCGCGGGTTGCCCTTGCGCGCTTAAGGTTAGCAGTGTACCAAGCAACATTATTTGCTTTTTCTCTTTCTAGATTTACTTTTCTCCATGCCGCGCAACGTGCATTGTTGCATGGCTTGCAATCGCCTTTTTTATTGCGCTCGGTTTCAGCTTGGCATTTTGGACAAAATCTTGTCATGGTGACACCCTCTAACGGTTGGATGATGGTGTCAGTAAGCATTGGTTAGAGCAATGCAAGGCTGGCCGGCCCTGTCCTGACGTAATCATTTTACCACGCTAAAAAGGAAGTTCCCACTCCCACAAGTCGCAACCCCCAGGTTCATTTGCAAACTCTGGTGGCGGTGCCTCGCCAAACTCGGCGCAAACCCCGTCGGGCCTGTAATAGTCGCAAGTATGGCAAACCCTTGGCGGCTCGGCCTTCAAGGTGGCTCGGTAGTGTGTAACGATTGCGGGTTCTGGGTGACGGGTATTCATTGGTTCCATGTCCTCTTTAGTACAGTAAAAAACTTGCCTTCTCTTTTAAATTCAATTTGTGCCGGTGGCCTGCCCTCGGTCATTTGCCCTGCCATCTGGTGCAAGTCAGCCATGCCATAGTCCAGCGTCACGCCTGCCTTGTGGGCAATGTCGGCCAGCAGCCGCCTGCTTTTTTCGCCTGCGTAGCCATCGTGAGTCACTGCCAGATATTCAGTCACTGGTGGGTCACTTAGCCCCCCGTAGTACGTCACGCTCAACATCTCCCGGCCACTGGCTCGGCTTATATGCTTTCGCCATGTCCAGCTATTGACTTCCAAGTCAGTACCGTCGTTGCCCATAATGTCGTTATGGTGCAGGCGCAGCGCGGGGCGCTCGGGTTCGGGGAATGCCTCACCACAAGCCGGGCAGACCCTCACGCTCAAGGCGCATATCTCTTGACAGTGATCGCAAATCTTTACCGGCGCTTCGCCCTGCTTGTCGCCCTTCTTTGGTGGCGCTCTCACGGCTGTTATCGGCCCGTGTTGTTCCACGACCCCGGCAAAATCCAGCACCAAGCAGTCCGTCTTACCCTCGGCGATCCGCAGGCCACGCCCTGCCATCTGGACGTACAGGCCGGGTGACATAGTTGGGCGCAGCATGGCTATTAAATCAATTCCTGGTGCGTCAAAGCCTGTGGTCAGTACATTGGCATTGGTTAACGCTCGGATGCGTCCCTGCTTGAAGTCGGTCAGGATGCGGTCACGTTCATTGCTTGGCGTCTCGCCGGTCACGCATTCGGTGGTGATGCCCTCGTTATTCAATGCCTCGGCAATATGCTGGGCATGGGCCACCCCGGCGCAAAACACCAGCCAGGACTTGCGCTCAAACCCCAAACGAACGATCTCAGCGGCCACCTTTCGGTTCTTGTCAGTGGTGTCCACTGCCGCCTGTAGTTCAGCTTCGATGTACTCGCCCCCACGCTTTTTAACGCCGTCCACTTCCAGTTTGGTGCGGGTCAGTTTACTTCGCAGGGTTGATAGAAACCCCTTGTGAATAAGTTCCTCAATGGATACCGGCTCAATCAAGGCGTCAAAGATAGCGGGTTTGTCGGTGATGTAACCGTGGCCCAGGCGGTACGGGCTAGCGGTTAATCCTATCACCCTCACGTTCGGATTTGTCCGATAGATGTCCGATAGAAGTGTCCGATAGCCGCCCTCATCCTTGTGGCTCACCAGATGAGCCTCGTCTATGATAACCAGGTCAACGTGGCCGATTTGGCTGGCTTTTGTCCGGACAGACTGGATGCCTGCAAAGGTTATCGGTTCGCCCAATTCCTTTTGACGCAGCCCGGCGCTATAGATACCCATCGGCGCATTCGGCCAGTGCTGGCGCATCTTGTCGGCGTTCTGCTCAATCAATTCCCGGACATGGGTGAGCATCAAAATGCGCGTCTCCGGCCAACTTTGCAGCGCGTCCTTGCATAGTGCCGCAATGATGTGGCTCTTGCCCGAGCCGGTTGGCAGCACCAGGCAGGGGTTGCCCTTGTTACCTGCTTCAAACCATGCGTAGAGTTGGTCAATGGTGCGGGTTTGGTAGTCACGGAGCATCTTTATGCCTCTTATAAATTACGTTACGTCCATCTTTTTGTATCCTTCTTGTACCTTCTAACATTCCAAGGTAATAAATTCGTTTTATCAAAATTCTTAAAACTTCGATATTCCATCTTTTTAAATTTAAATAATCATCCATCAATTTATCTGCTGTTGGATCACCGTATTCACCAGCCAATAATTGATTAGTCATTTCTGAAAGTTCTTGCCTAGAAATGATTTTGCTTATATTTTTTAAATTCACCCCACTACCCTCCCATCCCATTCCTTCCGCAGCGCCATGACCTGCGGATCAGCAGCCACGCAAGCCGCAGCATTAGCCAAAAGTTCCTTTGACCCATACACCCCCTCACCCGGCTCACCGTTAGCAATGCCCTGCCCGTCAATCTCATACACGGCCACCCAGTCGCTTGGCCCTTCCAAGCGCTTCCACGGCACCAGATCAGGATGGATAACGTGACTCTCGCAGCCTGTAAGCTGGGCGTCAGTCGGGACGATGGCGTCCCACTTGGCGCAGTGCCAGGTGCTGTCAGACAGTGGAGTGATGTGGGCGCACGTTCGGCAGTTGACTTGTTTGGTGGTCTTGCTGCCGTGGCAGAAGTCATGGCCTGCACACATACGGCATTCAAACCATGTCGGGTCAGTGCTTATCGGCGGTGGCAGGCGGTCAGTCAGCGCCAACCGTTGGCCTTTGTCGATTGCCTTCACCGCATGGTCGCGGTCATACTCCAGGCGCTCGGTGTAAATGCGGTCATCGTCCTTGCAGACGGCAACGTACAAGGCGCGTTTCAGTTCGATGCCGTGCATATACACTTGGCACTGGGTGAAATGCTGGGGCTTAGACTTTTGCACTCCATTCTTCTCAAGGTCGTTGAAGCTCTTGAGACTGTGAGTTTTAAACTCCAATACGTGTTCCGTTTTTGGCGCACCGGGTACGCCTTTTCCAATACCGTCTAGGCTCCCGCTAACGTGACTGCCAAAGTCAACCCGACGTTGGGTTCCGGTCACGCTCATGCCGATAGCGCGTAGGTCGCTGATGATAGTGGCCTCTTCGTTGAAGCCACGCCTAAACAGTCGCAGGATGCGGCCTTGGAACTTCTCAACCACCGCCCAACGGAATGACAGCCAAAGCCAGCGCTCACAGTGATGGCCCAGCGTACTACACCCCATGTGAGCGCGGGGCTTCTCGGCTCTTGATTGATGGGCGGCGTCAATTAGGGAAGTTATGGTAATCTCTGGCTCTGGTATTTGCACGGTGTTTTCTCCTGAAGTTGTTGCTTATGTTGACCCCGCCGTTAAAAGCGGGGTCTTTTTTTGGGTGGGGGTACTCGCTGCACTGGTTGGATCCGAACCAACGACTCGCCCTCGAAAGGCAGCTTTTCCAACTAAGCTACAGCATCCGCTTTCCCCCCAAAACTTACTTCTTAGCCCACGGTGGCGCAGACTTAGCAGCAGGCGCACCAGCAGACGGCCCAATAGGCTTGAACGGCGCAACCGCAGCCGGTGTCACCCCGCCTAAGGCGCGGTAGCCTTTGATCTCATTCCCGGCGTACTCACCAGTCTTGACCACCAGCTTGATGCCCAAGTTGCCGCCAATCAGTTGGTCGGTGTCGGTCACTTTGGCAAGGCCAATGGCTCGCATGATCTCGCCCAACTGCTGGCGTCCGATCTCTTCCGCCTTGGTTGAAGCATTTTTTATGTTCAGGTTTCCAAACACCACTCGCCCCTGATGGCTGGGGCCGGTGATGGTGTACTTGCAAGCAATGTACTTGCCGTCACCTGCCTTAGTGGCTTTGATCTCAGCGCCGGTAATGGTGGAGTTGTACCAACCTTCGGGCAGTGGCTCAAAGTTGGAAGTGCCTTGCGGCAGAGTGTCGAGGGTAAATTCTTCGTCGAGAAAGGCCATGATTAATCCTTAGTGATAGTAAAAGTGGGACGCCCAGGGGTGGACGTAATGGCACCAAGCAGCGGCCCGGTCACAGCGTCAGCAGCCGCGCCCCAAGCCTTTGCATTGATTTCTGGTTTCCAGCGAAAGAGGCTGGAAAGATGTTCAGACAGACCAGCTTCAGCGGCCAAGATTTGCAGTTTGTCGGCGTCGATCTTTTTGTTGATGCGGCCCTCGGTCTTGATGACGTAACCGTCGACAGCGTGTTTAACCGTGCCGTCAAGGTCTTTAGGGATGGCAAACGTCTCGACCATCAGGTCTTCCAGTTCCCGGCGCTCGGCCACCGCAATGCCTTCGGCTTTCTTAGCGTCAAGCCAGCGTTGGTAAAGTGTGTTCATTGGGTGTACTCCAGTGCTTGCAGTTTGCCGATACGTTCGTTGATTTGGTAGATTGACTTTGCAAAATCATCTTGCGCTTTTTGTTTGAGAGCCTGCAAGGCTGCGATCTTTTGAGCGGTAGGATCGTAGTTTTCAGGCGCGTCAAACTCAACTTCTTGTTGACCGACATAAGTGCGGTCTTCGGTGTCATCCATCTTGAATGAGGCAATTCTGTATTGCCCTTCTTCTTCCCACTCAAACTTTTGATAATGGACATGGGCCATGATTTTGATTTTCATGCTGCACCCCCGATTTTGTTAATGATCTCGCCCAGATCAGGCGCTTCCCAGCCACCCAGCTTGCCTGACCGATCCTTGGCAAGCCACAGGCCGTCGCTGTCGCACATCAAAGCCCGTTGAGTGTTGCCCTCGGCATCTTTCTCAACCCGCAGCGCCAGCACTTCATCAAAGAAGTAAGGCAATGCTTGGCCGGTCTTGATACCCGGCATTGAGGGCGAATACAGCACCCGGCCCATTTCATCCTGCGTCTTCTCCAGCTTGGCGGTCATCAGAACATGGCGTCCGGGCAGGTCACGGAAGGCGCGGATGATATCGCTCATCTGTTCCTGCATTGCACCGTATGCCGCCCGTGGGTCTTTGTTGACCTTTTTTTCATGGTTCAGGCAAACCTCTGCAATCTCCGAGATAGAGTCCAGCGCCACTGATTTGTGGTCTGAATCCGTTACCCAAGCGTAAGCCTCACGCAAGTCTTCCATGCTGGTGATCTCCAGATACGGCAGGTCAGCGTCTTGGATAGACAGCAAACCCCCCTCGGCAGACAGAACCACTGGATGCGGTAAAGTCTTAATCAAGCTGGTCTTGCCAGCCCCTGCCTGCCCGTAGACAAGCAGCTTGACACCGTTGGCTGCAAGGCCGCCGGTACGTTTCAACGAAATAGCCATTTGGCTCTCCTAGTTTGCGCTTCCGTCTGTAACTCAGTTCGAAGCGTGGCTAGATCATAGCATAGTTCTGTGCTACAGTGTCAACAACTTTATGACGAAAGATGATAAATAAATGGCAGACCTCTCAAATATCCTCGGTGGTCCTTGGTCGCCGCCCTCTCAAAAGCACGTTGATGCGCCTGACATACAACTCAAGGACGCTATGTTGGCCGCAGGGTTAAAGCCACCGGACACCATCCACCTAGACGGCAAGTTGCACCGTTTTAACAGTGGCACCAAGGGCGAAAAAGGTCACGACAAGCCGGGTTGGTATGTGGTCTTCTCCGATGGCGTACCGGCAGGGCGCTTTGGCTGCTGGCGCTCGGGGTTTGAGTCAAGTTGGAAAGCAGACATTGGCCGCAGTCTGACGCCCGTAGAGGAAATGGCGCAGTCCCGGCGCTTGGCGGAGGCTAAGACCCAGCGTGATGCCGAGGTGAAAAAGGCGCGGGAGGTAGCCGCTAATACCGTTGATCTGATCTGGTCGCAGGCCGGGGCAGCAAGCGCAGAGCATCCCTATTTGCAACGCAAAGGCATCAAGACGCATGGCGCACGGATTACAGGCGACGGCAGGCTGATGGTTCCGCTGTACAACCCAGACGGCGAGTTGTCGTCCATCCAGTACATTGACCATCAAGGTGGCAAGCTGTATCACCCTGGTGGACAGACCGGCTCAATGTACTGGCTAGTTGGCAGCATGGATGACGCTACAACACTTTACATTGCCGAGGGCTTTGCTACTGCCGCCACCATAGCGGAGGTGACAGGCCAGCCCTGCGCGGTGGCTTACAGCGCCAGCAACTTGGTGCCGGTGACGGGAATTTTGAAGGAAGGCCACCCGACGCTAGACATTTGCATCGTGGCTGACCATGACGCTAGTGGAGTTGGGCAACGCTACGCCGAACAGGCCAGCGCAAAGTATGGGGTACGCATGACAACACCGCCAGTGCCGGGTGACGCAAACGATTACGTCCAAGCGGGGCATGATTTGGCTCTGTTGCTCAAGCCGCCTGCACCAGTGATGGACTACCTTATCCATGCCGACGGATTTTCAGCGCAGCCTGCACCAATCTCATGGCTTGTTAAGCACTGGATACAGGATAAGGCCTTGGTAATGGTGCATGGCCCCAGCGGTGGCGGCAAGACGTTTGTTACCTTAGATTGGATGCTGCACATTGCATCAGGCAAAGCCACTTGGTTTGGTCACAAGGTCAGACCCGGCAACATGGTGTATTTGGCTGGTGAAGGCCATCACGGCCTGCGCTCACGGATTGCAGCCTGGAAGCATCACAACAGCGTCAGCAACCTCAATATGTGGGTCAGCAAGTCGGGCGTAGACCTTAACACTGCCGAGGGTTATCTGAAGGTGGTGGAGGCCATACGGGCGCTTAAGATCAAGCCCGATGTGATTACGGTAGACACCCTGCACCGCTTCATGGCCGGTGATGAGAACTCAGCCCAAGACGCCAAGACCATGCTGGACGCCTGCGCTGCACTCATGCAAGAGTTTGGCTGCACGGTAATTCTGGTTCACCACACAGGCGTTTCAGAGGAAGCCCAGCACCGAGCGCGAGGCTCATCCGCATGGCGTGGAGCCTTGGACATTGAGATCAGCGTCATACCCGCTAAGGGCGACAAGTCTATTGAGATTGTGCAGCGCAAGAGCAAAGACGCCGAGATGGCCGCGCCGGTCTATGTTGACTTGGAGTCGGTGGCAATACCCGGTTGGCTGGATGAAGATGGCGAGGCCGTCACCAGTGCGGTGGTGGTTAAGGGTGAAGTGCCTGAGTCCAAGCAAAAGGATAAGTCACTCGGGTTTGCCGATTTTGAGAAAGCTTGGTGGTCATCAGGCGCGGAGGAGCGAGGCGGCGCACCTTACCTCACCAAGTCAGTGATGCGCGATTGGGCTGTTGCCAATGGCATATCAAACTTTCCTGGCGCAAAGGCAGATGGTTCACGCCGAAATCTGATTGATGGCAAGAACGCCCGATACATCATCAATCTGCTAGACGCCAAGCTGATTGAAGTCCATGAGAACGGCTGGATTGTGATTGACCCCGGTATAGCATCTGGAATGATGTTGAAGAAGTGACAGTTCTGTGCTAAACTTCTTGACATGAACAGACTAACCCAACTCAAAGCCAAGTTGAGGGCTGCACAAGCCGAACTTGCAATCCGCACCCGGACGCACAACAGTGCGAGTCGGGCTTACAACAAAGTTACGGCACACATTGCCGAATTGGAAGCCAAAATCAATGCTTACGAAAAAAAGGTGTGACGAGTTATTTGAATACCGACACGGTTTTCTTTATAGAAAACAAAAAACACGCGGCGCTTTAATTGGCGCAATTGCTGGCAATCAACGTAAAAATGGATATTTTCATGTTCGCGTTGACGGTCAAAGACAGTTGTGGCACAGAATTATTTTTGTTATGCATTTTGGCTGGAAACCTGAAACTGTTGACCACATTGATGGAGACCCAAGCAACAACAAAATAGAAAATTTGCGAGCCGCGACTAGATCACAAAATCAACACAATCGTCGTCAAAACAAAAATTGTTCTTCTGGCATCAAAGGCATTTCTTTTGTTTCTGATGGTTTGTGGTGTGCAAGATTAAATGTGCAAAAACAAACTGTGTTTAAGCAATTTTTTGATGATTTTGAACTGGCTCAATTTGCTGTTGAAGAAGCAAGAAGAAAGTATCACGGCAATTTTGCCAAACACGCTTAAGGAAAAATGCAATGGCTTTATCTTGGAGAAAGTTTCAAAGCAACCTGCCCAACTACAGTGAGGCCGACTTGTTGGCTTTGCTGGACGAGGAACGATTGAAGCACCGCAGAGTGTCCATGCTAGAGCGTATTCACCAACGCTACTGCACCTTACGCGCCAGCCGAGAACGGATGGAGATACTAAAAGAAGGAAAACGACCATGACGATAACGCAACAGTTTAAGAGGATGACCCGCCGACTGACCCCTGTTGAGATGGCAGCTACTGAACTTGCAGAGGCTGAACTGCACCGCCTGGAAGCCCACAGTGCGGTGGAGTACGCCACCAGTGTTGTGTCGTATGAAGACGCTAGGATTAAGCGCCTGCGTAAGTTCTTGGCAGATGCAGAGAAGACGGCATGACTGCTATCCCATCAAAGTATTTTGGCATTGGGCCGTACCGGGCTGAACAAATAGGGCCAGTTTGGTGGGCTGTGATGAATCGGCACGGCATCAACTGTTTGAATTTTCTGGAGAAGCCTGGTGCCGTTGTGACGACTGAGCCACACGCCAAACGGATAGCAGATGAGTGGAACGCCAGAACCAAACCATTTCCCGAGCGCATTGAAACCTATGTTGCGCCAGTGACCATTCCGATGACCGACGCCGAGATGGCGGCCTATGTATTAAGCCGCCGGTATAACTGGGAGACTAAACAATGGTCATGAACACCTGGCCCTTCCCCACTGAATTACCACCAGCCGTGCCAATGGGCAAGCTGCCTTTCAACCCGGCGAACCATGAGGACGCACCATTATGAGTGGCGGACACTTTAACTACAAGCAACACGTTATGCTGGACATAGCAGATAGCATTGGCAGTGAGATTCTGACCAACGACAGCACCGAGAAGGATGAGTGGGGCAACAACATCGGAAACCGTTACAGCCCCGAAACCATAGAAGAGTTTGAAAGGGCAATGGTCATACTCAAAATGGGCTACGTTTACGCACAACGAATTGATTGGTTGTTGTCTGGTGACGATGGCGAGGATAGCTTTCACAGGCGTTTACAGGCACAACTGAAGGAGTTGACATGACACAACCAGAAGCCTTGGCGTTGGCCGACATACTTGACCGCAGTGTTTTGCAGGCTCACGCAGATGCCGCCGCTGAACTACGCCGACTCCATGAGGCGAATCAGGAACTGCTGACGGCGTTAGAGAAATTAGCACGGTTGGGAAACGGCGACCACTACGGAAACAGTGAGGGCAACATGATTGCCCGTGCAGCTATAGCTAAAGGAGAAGCCAAATGAAAGACGATGAGATCGAAGACCTATTCGCATGGGGCTGGGGTGACACTGCGGTGGCCGTGGCTGTCTTGTGCGTCATTGCGGCGATTGGCTTTGTTGTGGGGTATGTGATATGACAGGATTTGAATCAAAGCGCCAAGCAGCGCAGGCCAAGCTGGACGATGACGACGACACGCAGGTGTATGCTGACACGCTGTTAATCGTGTACCAGCGAGGGTTTGCCGATGGCAAGGCAGCAGCAAACGCTATGCACGATCTTGCGCGGCTGGGGCAAGAGATAGAGCAAGAGCAAGCCGAGCCATGCGTAGGAAAAGACCCGCGATGCCCTTGTCAAGATGGTGATGCGTGTCATTACAAAGACTGCGTGGATACGAAGGCATTGCCAGTGCCAGTAGCACAGCCAGAGCAGGAGCCTGTGGCGTGGTATCACGATGACTTTGACACGTTAGAGTTGAGTCGCGTTCAGCGTGTTGGATGGAAGCCCCTTTACACCACCCCACCACAGCGCACATGGGTAGGGCTGACGGAGGAGGAAAAAAAGAAAATTGCAACGGTAGCGGGATGCACTGATGACGATGACGGACATATTGTCACGGAGATTTTTAGACTTGCTGAAGCTAACCTGAAGGAGCGCAACAATGATCACTGAAGACGATGAGTTTGAGCGTATCGAGCGCGAGATCAAATGGCGAAAAGAGAAAGCTGACGCCGAATTGATGGTGGTCTACTCACTGAGGCTGACCAAAAGTCAGCGGGTCAGGTTGTTGCAATTAGGCGGCCCACAATGGATAAGGAATCAAATTGAGCGATCTGCCTAACTTCTCGGCCTGGGAACGAGTGACTCTGGACAGGTTCGCCCTAGACGCCTACATCCGCCTTCAACAGCAGCAAGAGGCACTTGAGCAACTCAGGGGTGACCTGCGGGATGCTATGAACCTACTCAGGATAAAAACAGTGAGCGTTCGTCCTGTCGACGTTTAACTAATCCTGGCAAAACTTTACCGCCCCCCCTAGTGAACTTCAGGAACTCATCAGCGGCTTCTGCTTCACCCCTAAGAACCTTCTGACGGAGGGTGCTACGCTGTACGCCTCCCAGACCAAGGTTAAAGCCAAAACTGACAAGAGCATCATTTTGACCTTGGGTAAGTACCATAGGAAAAAGTTTGGCAATCCCAGTTTCAAATCGCTGGAGATCAGCACTAAGGATTCCATCTACTTCATCCTTGGAAAACGTCCGGTTATGTTCTGGATGCAATGAGTAAGAGTCTCTTTGATCCAAAGGTAAACGACCCTGAATGGGATAGAGAACATGGCCTACTCCTATAGTCCAGAGTTGAGCAGGGCAACGGTATGGCTTGTATCTGACACCTTCATGGTGCTTGATCATGTCCTTGCACCGTTGAGAGACTTTCAATCTTTTCCACCTTTAAATGCCCTGCCACCAA